ATCCGGTTTAGTACCACGTCGGACGCGTCCAAAGTCAGCATATACGCCGCAGAGTTATCGAGCCATTTGCAGTTGATGAAGCCCCAGCCAGCCGTTACACTCACCGTCATTCCCTCACGGGCTTGCACTTGCATCGAGTTCGCGGGCGTAGCAAATACGCCGTTGGAAATCAATTTCAGGTAGTAGTTTGAGATGTCGTCTGCATCATACAGCCGATCGTGATTGACAGAATTAAAAAATCCATATCTTAACGCCATTTTTATTCACTCCATTCGCTAAAAGTCGGCGTAATTTTATAGCCGTTTTCGTCCTCAACTTCGGTGATTTCCGTCACAGTTGCCGTGCCACTGATCCCGTATTCGTTTACAACGCTTACCTTGTCACCAAGCTGATAGTCTTTCCCATAAACGTATTGGTTTATATCCAGCAGTTCCCCAGAAAATTCTTTCGTTTCTTTCGCGTTCTGCAATTCTTCATTTCCCTGCTGTACCAGAAGTGTAGCATACTGCTTTGGTGTTAGTGTTGATTCGTCTGTGTTGCTGGACGTGCTTCTTGCATCGATCCACATTTCCCGCCGGTACATGCCGACGGCAGAAGCAGTGGAAGCGTTTTCAATCACACGATCTTTTCCTTCACCCTCGCCGCCGACGTATGCGGAATTGTAAAAACTTGTAATATCGTAAGAATATTCTGTGTTCCCTAGATTTTCGAATTTTGACGAAAAAACAATGTGCGTATTTTCTGATTGGTGCAAGCTTCTGTCTGTGCCCTTGTACAGATCAAAAATAAATTTTCCGTTCACAAATCGAATTTTAAAACCGTACTCGTAGGAAACACAAATTTCCTTGATTGTGTCAAGTAGGTTTTTGCCTGTCGCTTGCTTGTCAATCTTTTCTTCGTATCCCTGCACTTCTCCCAGTTCCAGAAGATCGATTTTTCGGTTTCCGTCGGACGGGGAAATTATATTTTCTTCCATAAATTTCCGAATGCAGCTTTCCGCTTTTCCGTTGAAATTTGTCTGTTTGGAAATAATTCGCCGTTCGATAATACTTTCAATCGATCTTCCTGATATTGTCAGATAGTCGCCGTTTTCATCGTCTGTTGTCAGCTTGATTTTTTCAAAAATCATCACTGTTTCTTCGTCGTCGCGTGTAATGATCGTTTGATCTGTAAAGAGTTCCAAAAGTTCCGTTGATGCTGGTAAATATATTTCAAATTCTCCTGCATCGTTAAATCTTTTAACCCAAATCACAGATGTTGCATAATCGATTACGGCAACCTTGAAATATGATCCTTGCAAGTAATGCCAGACGTACAAAATCATATCACACACCCCCGTACAAGATTGCAGTTGCGAACATGATTTTTACCGCGTCAGAATCTCCAGTCTGTTTGAATGTGAAATCGTTATCACCCAACGCCAGCCGGAACCATGTGGATCCTGCTGTGACATAGTTTAACAAATTTCTGGTCTGCCCGTTTCGGTTCAGCGTCACGCCCATTTTTCCGGAAACGGTGCTTATCGTGATTTCGTCGCCGTCCACAAATTCATAGTTGATTCCGAAGTACGTTTGTGTTGTTACGTTGTAAATTGTCAGATCTTTACAATTTCCAGAAATCGCCACCGTAATTGTGCAACCACATTCCGCATCACCGGTGTTTTTTATGGTGCAAAGGGGGTATTGTTGAATTTCTGAAAACGGAATGGGAACGGAAATTGAAAAAGGGAACTCAAACATTGAAACAACTCTTGATAATTCTGTATAAATTGTTTCCATATCTTCGAAGAATGGACGTGGGCAAATAATTGAAATTTGCATTTGTTCCCGCTGTTCAAACAAATTTCCCTCTAAAACTTCGACGTATCCCAGAATTTTTACATGCCGATATTTGTTTTCAAAATAGATCGTGCAGGGAAGTTTCCGCGGAAAAATTCTGTATAGCCGTTGACGGTTCGCTTCAATGTCGCCGTTTAATATGGTATCGATTACAATATTTCTTTGTTCCACACGTGACGAATTATAGAAAGTTCCATCTAGCCCGCCGCCGGTGCTGGTGTTTACAACGGTTTTCGGTGGTGTCAATCCCTCTATACCGACAATCGCGTAATTTTTAAGATTGTGTGACAGTTCGAAAATTTCGCCGCTTGAATTTTCAATTTTTAACGTAAACATGAACGTCACCCCTTACTTTTTACCGTGTTTAACAAATTCTTCGTATCTCTGTAAACGTCGTATCTGGAAAGCGGTTTCGGGCTGTAGATGTTTTGTGTAAAGTTATACACTTTATCGCCGCCAGAAATTCCGCCACCGGCTTTCCCGCCGCCCATTTCTTTGGACAGCAGAGAAGCGATTTTCTTCAATCCGGCTTTATTTTTTTCCAGCGGAATCACTGCTTCGGCACCGTTTTCACCGATTTCTGCGAGGGTGGATTTATCGACAATGCCGCCTTTTGCCAGTCGTGGCAGGCTGACAGTTGGAACACTTGGAATATTTATCCCAGGCAGTTTGTTGATTACGTCCAACGCACCATTTAGAGCGTTCGGGATCAAATTGATTGCATTTTCTACAGCGTACAACGCTCCGTTGATAACGCTCTTAAATGTCCCGCCGATTGCATCACCGACTTTTTCACCGATACCAGTGAACACGCCTTTGATATTTTCCCAAATTCCGCTAAAAAATTCACCGATTCCATTAAAAACATTTTTGATTGCGTTATAAGCACCTGTGAAATGTTCTTTGAAAAATCCGGTGACGTTGGAAAAGATTCCTTTGATCCCGTTCCATACACTGGAAAAATATGTCTTGACGTTGTTCCAGATCTTTTTGATTGCGTCCCATGCTCCGGAAAAGTCACCGGACAGCACTTTTTTGACCACGGAAAAAATTAGTTTGATGTTGTTCCAGATCATTTTAAAATAACCCGTCACAACGTCCCAAACGATTTTGATGTTGTTCCATGCCATTGAGAAGTATCCGCCTAGTACGTCAATGACGACTGCAAAGACGGCTTTGATAGATTCCCAGATAGCTTCGAAATACGGTTGCACTGTATCCCAAACACCTTTGATCGTATCCCACGCGGCGGAAAAGAATCCGCTGATAGCTTCCCATGTCACCGACGCAATTTCTTTAACTTTATCCCATAAATTGATCCAGAATTCACGGAATCCGTCACATTTATTCCATAAAACAACAAATATTGCAATTAGTGCCGCGATTCCCGCAACGATCAAACCGACGGGGTTTAAACTCATGATTACGTTCAAGGCAGCCTGTGCCACGCCGACAGATCGAATAACTGTTACCAGTGTGGTAAATGCTGATACAATGCCTTGAATCATGGTTACGATGTTGAACGCTACAAATGCAGCTGCTACACCGGCAACAGCGGCAAGAACTTCGTCTTTATGGTCAATCAGCCAGCCGAAGCCCGCCTGAATAGCGGGGAAAACGGTATCGATCAGAAATGTAAACGCAGTTTGAACAAGTGAACCAATTGGTTCGAAAAACGCTGCTATATCGTCCTTGTGTGAAACGATGAAATCTATACCATCCTCAATTTTGGGAATGACAGTGTCAACGAAAAATGAGAATCCTGCATCGAGTGCAGCTTCTACCTTTGAAAAGTCCGCTTTCTTCACGAGTTCTACAACTTTTTCGACGATCCGCCCGAATCCCTCTTTGATTTTGGTAGTGATAGGTTCAATTGTTTCACCAAGTTCTGCTGTAGACTGTTCATAATCTGCTTGTGCATTGTTCGCATCTACAATGGATTGGTTATTTTCTTGCCATGCTTTGCCTGCTTTATCCAAGCCCATTTTTGTAAAGGTCTGGGTGATAAGATCCGCCCGCTGTGTCTGGTCAGTGCATGCCGCCAACGCTGCGGAAAACGCATCTTCTACAGCTTCGCCGTCCTCAATGGATTTGTTAAAAGCTGTCAATGCGTCGTCGTTGCTGCTGAGTGCGTCCCGATAATCATCGGTTGACATTTGTGCCCAGTTCAGCGCATCTGCAAATGTGCCGGTGACTTGTCCAACTTTGATCGTTTCGTTTGTAGCTTCTGCCAATCCGTCAATCGGGATACTGTCGCCATACTTAGCCCAAGCACCGATTACGGAATTTGTTAGATCTTCCAGTTTACCTTGCTCCAGCCCGATTGCTTGTAAGTTTGCCGTCGTTGTGGCGGCACTCTGGGTATCACCTAAAACGCCGTTCAGCTGCTTAAAGGTTTCCGCTGTTTCTTCGGTAGAGTATCCTGCCCGCTGTGAGGAGTTTTCCAGACTTCCCATGATCGTGCGGTATTCGCGGGTTTCGTCTGCCAGTCCTGCCACACCGGTGATTGCATCACCTATGGAAGATGCCAGCTTCGAGAGTGCATTCCCGATAAAATCCGCAATCGCACCTTTCGCCACGGAAAAGCCGTCGCCGACTTTTTCCATAGAGCCGGTAAACTCTTTCGTTGCGTCCGAGGTATCTTCGGTACTTTTTTCAACGTTTTTCAGCTGTCCGGATACGTCTTTCAGTTCACCTTTAAGGGCTTTTGCTTCGGTGGAGTTTCTGCCATACTCTTTCGCGGCTTTTTTATACTCGGTTGTAAGACGTTCCTGTTTGGATCTCAGATAGTCAGAGGTACTTTTGATTTCGTCAAGTGCACCGTGATACTTTTCGAGTTCTCTTTCCGCCTTTTTTACCGCAGTGTCCTGATTTAAAATTTTCGTGTTCAGATCGTCCGCGGCTTTTGCGTTTCTGTTCTGTGCATTTTGAGCGTCAAGTAGCTGCTTTGCATACTTTTTCGCTTCGTCGCTTGATGCACCGTAAGTGTCAACGGCTTTCTGATGCTTAGCGGTCAAGTCTGCGATTATCGACTTTCCTTTTTCCTGCGACTGGTTCAGGCGTTCCAACTGCTGCTTTAAAAGATCGAGTTTCTTTTTCTCAGCATCGACAATTTTTTCTTGTGCTTCAATTTTCGCGGTTACGCCGTCGGCACTCTTGCCCCAATCCTCCATACCGGCAGCAGCGTTTTTAAATTCCGCGTTCGCGGTTTTGATCGTTTTGTTCGCGTCACTGATACCTTTTTTCAGATCGGATATATCAACCTTGAATTTTGTAGTAAAGTTTTCTTCTGCCAATGGTTTTCACCGCCCTTTTAATACCAATCGTCTTTTGTTGCCCGTCGTCGAATTACGCCATTTCGCTTCGTTGTGGTTGCCTGTGGAGTTCTCTTTTTGTCTTTTACTTGTTCATTTAATCTACGAAAAATTAAAAGAACGTCGTGAAACCGCTGTTCCCGAACTCGAAAAGGATCAAGGGCGGGGAAGCGGTCACACAGATTTGTGTTAAGATCAAAAAGAATCTGGTACATGGTTTCGGGGGTTTGCTCCCCCGAACTCAGTTTTTTTCGCCACCTACAGCGGCACCGAGTTCCGTTTCTGCATAGTGGTACAGTCCGCGGAACACTTCGATCAGATTTTGAACGTGCGTGTGTCTGATTTCCTCATCTGTCACGCCGTCAAAAATATCCTTCAAAAACGGTTTCAGCTGCTTCGATGCCTTTACAACCATGATACCGATTTCAGACTTCGTGGTCATGTGCTCGAAGTCCAGAATGTCCAGAATATCTTCCACAACGCCGAAAGAAAAATCAATGGTTTCTGCTGTATATGTCTTGATTACGTTCTTACCTTCATAGATTTTCAGTTTAAGTTCCATTTGCTATACCTCCAAAAAATTAAGATTATGTACATGGGGCGGCATTCCGCCCCTTAAAATCAGCCCGCCTTTTTCAGCTTTGCGATTGTGTCCGGTGTCTGAACCGTGTCGAAAAACGTTGCAAGATTACACTTTCCGTCACGTTCATCGATAACAACAGACTTTGCCCGACCGCCGTTTGTAAATTCATGAATTGTTTTCAGTCCTGTAAAGGTTAATTCCTGATTGTTGGTGTCGGTGCCGTCGTTCTCTGTGGAACTGGTTTCGTCCGGAATGCTGAACGTTCCTTTCAGTCGCCATACATAGCGGTATGTACCGTCAGTGAGTTTCAGACGATAACCGATAGCAAAATAGCGTTCCTCTGCGTCACCGTCAAGAAATGCTCCGGTGTCTGCATCCACGTTCTTTCCGATCAGTTTCGCCAGTGTTGCCAGTGCAAGTGCGGGAACTGTCAGCGTTACTTCGTCGGAACCCTCAGATCTGATGTTGAGCATGCCGACGTTATCGTAAAAGTGTGTTTCTGTGGAGTTTTCCACAGTCTTTGAGATTTCTGCAACCGGTGCAAGGATCTCCACCTTACCGGCTGTATACGGATCGCTTTTGCTGTCCGCGGTGACTTCTGCAACTACGAGATTATCGCAGCCGCGAAATTCCACGGTCTTTCCGCTGATCTGTGTATCTGCCATAATAAAATTCATTCCTTTCCATAATTTTCAAATTTGTACACTGTGAAAAGTGCTCCGGTGTGGGTGGGCTTGTCCACGGAAACGTCTGCCGCTTTTCCTTGTAAGATCCACCCGTTCTTTTTCAAAAGCCGTCGGGCTTTCTCCGGCATTTCTTCCACAAGCTTCGGATCGGTTGAGTAAAAGTAAATCCAAAAGCCCCAGACACATCGGTTTGCGTCGTCGTCATAAAAAGCAGATTCCGGATTGCTGAAATTCCAAAAAGTGAAAAAGCTATCCGGATACGCTTCATCAGCGTTCAAGCTGCCTTGCAAAAACACCGGAAAATCAAGTGTTTCCAGTAGTTCAACTAACTCAGATTTCATTGCTTCATTGCCCCCTCAACTGCTTTTTTGAATATTTGCTCTTGAATTTTTTTGATTTCTTTCTTCACCGCCGCCCCATAGATCGCATCGTACAGCTTTTGATCTGGTGCTATGTGAGGTTGTCCGTGTAGGGTAGTACCATACATGATATACACTGAGGGCATACCGCCATTTTCCAAATCAAAACCGACGTTTACCGTCGCTGTTTCTCCCGTCCATTCAACAGGCGGGTTTCGAATGATCGATCGTTCTGTATCGTGGGTACGGTTATGCGGGTTCATGGCTTCAATCAAATTTTGCTCCACGATTTTTTCAGATTTTTTCAATGCGTCCTCTGTGGCTTCTTTGACGTTTCCGCCCAGTTGCTCCAGCTGATTTTTCAGCACGTCGAACCCTTTAAAATCAATCGTCAACTTATTTTTTGCCATGCACTATACACCACCTTTGACACGTTCAACTTTGAATTCGCAGAATTGGTTGTTCATGTCACAATTTTCCGGTTCAGAAATAATTTCGTACACCGATCCATTTTCACGTAGCAATCGGCAACTTGCCGCGATGTCAGGGCGGTACCAAGTTGTAACTTCTGCCGTGTCCACGATCGATACAACGCCGTTCACTGTCGTTTCCGTTCCTCCGAATGTTTTCCAGTTGACAAACAAAATGATCTCGCTGTCCTTTGGATAAACCTTTTTTGTAACGCCGTTGTATTTTTCCGTTGTCGGTATCAAAAGTTTAACCGGTGTCCGCAGTTCGTTGATTGCGTTCGGTCTGTACATACTTCCACCGCCTTATTTCGAGTAAGCTTCCAACAGGATTTCACAGCCGGCAAGAGATTCATCGATCATGATCGCGGCGGATTCGCCGCTTTCTACAAATCTTGATTCTTCCACGCTGTAAATTCTTCCCATTGTAACCGTCACGGTTTTTCCGTCAAATGATACTTCCCGCACATCTCCCAGTGCGTTGCTTGTATCGGTTTTTATGCTGCCGTCTGGAAATTTCACTGACACAATCAGTCTGTCATTGTCTTTCATATGAAATTCGTTCAACATCATATTTTTAACGAATTTTCCTGCGGCAGTTGTGAGCCAGCCAAACGCAGACGCATCACTTTTCGGAATGTAAACAGAATACGAACAATTTGCCTTTTTGCTACATAATACCCGCTGTGTAACCGCATCATAAAAATATGGCGACAGCTTCCCCTGTCCCGCGGAATTGTTCCACAAATCCGCCACGCCGCGGGTTACCAGTCCGGCAGATGCGGAAATCATTGCATCAGTCATACCAGCGTTTTCCATGTAAAAAACAACTTCGTCAATGTAGATTGAGATCGTTTCGTCCATGTATGTACTTGTAATTCCCAGTGCATTTTTAACTTTTGTCAAAATCGTTGCGTCTGCCATTCTGGATCACCCTTTCTTACTTGTACTTCTTTACCAGCTTTACAAGGCTGTTTCGGTCAATAACTGCACCGTCAACACTCATAACTGCCTTTGTTCTGTGATCTTCGTTGTCCCAATCGATCTTTGACTGGATACCCAGATCATAGCTTGTGTTCAGGACGTAATCCGACGGATCGAACAGGAATGCAACAACCTTGTCCTTTGTCGCTGTGCCCTCGTCGTAGCTGTCCATGTAGTCACCGCAGAGGATAACGTCACGCCCCATAAGGGTACGTTCTGCCTTGCCATTGATACCGTAGTTGATACGTGCAATAGGCTGTCCTACGCTGTCCACCATAGCCACAAACGTCATAAAGGTCTTTTTGGTCATGAACCACTTCGAGCCGGTTTCATACTGCTGCGGAATCATTGCTTCCATGTCACACAGTGTCTTGTATGTGAGGTGCTCTGTGGTACCAGCGGCAATCTCAACCTTTGCATCAGGGGTGGTTGCTTCGTTTGCATTGTACAAAATGCCCTTCGGGTTGCCGGTGCTGCCGTCGTCAGCAGAAACGACCTTGCTTTCAATCGCCTTTACCATAGCTTCGGAAACCTGCTTTACAAACAGCTTTTCGAAAGCGGCAATTGTCTGTACTGTAACTTCCTGTGTCATGCCGATTTCACAACGCAGCTTAAAAGCACCAAAGACGATCGCACCAAGGGTGCCCTTTGTCTGTACAGTGGAGCCCTGTCCCTCTCCAACCCAAGAAGCGGACGGCTTCACGCTGTCGATCGGGATTTTCTGACCGACCGGAAAACTGGTCTTTGTCAGCAGCGGGAGGATCATACCCACAGCGTCAATCTTTTCCAGAATTTCTTCAATCAGATTTTCCGGAATTGCGTTCGCCGTGTTGGTGGTTGTGGTTGCTGCCCGCATTTCCGCCGGAATTTCCCGACCAAGGGTGACGTAGTTTGCAAATGCTACACGCTTTTCCAGATCAGCCTTTGTGTTGCCGGTTACAACTGCGGAACGTGTGCCGTAAGATGCAAGCGGCTTCATGCGTTCTGTATCGTCCTTTGTGCCGTCGTCGTTCTTTGCGCTGTCGTCCTTTGCGTTGTCGTCCTTTTCACCGGAATCTTCATCGTCCAGCTTTGCCAGCTGTTCCTTTGCATCGTTCAGTTCCTGCAAAACCTTTTCCAGAGTTTCGCCCAGTGCCCGAACTTCGTTCACATCTTCGGACTTCTTCACCTTGTCCCGAATTTCCTGTGCCTGCTGTTCCTTTGCACGGATCAGCTTTTCAAAATACTTCTTCATAGTTTACATACCTCCAAACAAAATTTTGATTTTTTCTTTTTCCAGTGTAATTTGATCGGTATCCACCGATTTTCCACGCTTCTGCCTTGCACTGTCCAGCGTTTGGCGGGCATTCTCCAATGCCTTTTTATTGCGTGCCTGTATGTCAGTTTCTTCGTATGCTGGAAAAGTCACCGCAGAAACTTCAACAACCGTATCAATTGCCCGAATGTGTCGGGTTGGCTTGTCTGTGTCTAGATCCTCCCATGAATCCTCACGAATTGCAAACATGAAGGACATGCCGGTAATATCGCCCCTCTGCACGGCAGAATACAACGCCTTTGCTTCGGAATTATTTTCAACGTCCAGATCGACACGAATTTTCATTCCGTCTTTATCAAGACTAAGCTGCATCGTGGAATTTTCGTTATTTCGCCGACTACGTGCCAGCGGAATTTTGCTTGTGTCATGGTTGACCAAAAAGCGAACGTCTGTAAGATCCGCTTTGTCAAGTGCACCCCGATCAATGATTTCAAAAAAATCAAAGAGATCCGTTTTGGATTCATACACGATCGGGGTTCCCGTTATGATTGCCCCGTGTTTATCGTCCTGTTCTGCACGGACTTCAAACGCGTAATTTCTTCGGAGCATTTCTTTAGCTTTCCCCATTGTCAGCACCTCCCGAATTGTTTCCAAGCTGATAGTCATTTGCAATTTCCACATCGACGTAATTCAAGGATTGCTTTCGCTTTCCATTCAGTTCCGGTAGCGGCTGCAATCCAAACATAACGCGGATTTCGTTTTCGTAGATTGCTCCACGATCGCCTAAAATTCGAGCCAATTCAAGCTTCTGCGTCATGGTCATAAAGATCAGTTCTTTTTCGTAAAAGACGATCTTGTTCCCGTAGCCTAAATTTGCACGCGTGGAAAAAATGCCTTTTGTGAAGCACTGTCCAAGCTTGATTATAATTGGTTCAAGCGTTTTCTGGTAAAATGCTTCATATTGTTCTTTTGTATAATCACCGGTGAGGATACACAATGGAACTCCGAATTGACGGAGAATTTTTTCATCAATAAATTTCAGCGTGTCCGCGTCCACCATTTCGATCTGCTTTTGAAAAGGGATAAATTCCGTTTTCAAATCCAGCGGAAGAAAACCATTTTCGGAATTCTTCAATTTCGCTTCGAGTGTTCGCAGTGCCGCTTCTGTTTCGCCGTCGTCAACGAGTGTGTTATACTTGACGATACCGTTTACTGCAAAACTGCTTTTCAGTGCTTTTCCAACACCCTGTAGTAAAATGTCATTCAGTTCTAGCGTTTTCAAAAGTGCTCCGTTATCCGGCTGCCCCTGAGAATTTCCTCCCATGTAGTCATTGACGGAAAAGTTTTTGCGAATATGGATCACGTCAGAATACTTTATCATACCAGAATCATAGCCGTTGTTGAAATGAAATTTCACAAGCAGCTTTCCGGACGGATCTTCGAAGAAATCCACGTTCGCCGGCTGCAAAGGGTACAGACCTGTCAACCGTCCACCGTTCCACGTCGGCAAAATGAAACTGTTATAGTTCAAGAACAAATTCCACGTGATTTTCTCCAGCATGTCCGATGTCGACATAACTTCATTCGGAGCGTCCAAAACGTTCTGAATGTCGCTGTCCTGTGGAATGCTGTCCACACCGTCGATCAGCTTTACATGCGTCGGATTCAGTTTTGAAATTTCCTGAACGATGCATGAAACCGCCTGCTGAACCACGTCCGAAGCATAGATATTATTTCCAAACTGGGAAAAGATCGGCGTTTGTCCGTTCATCATTCGAGCAAACTGCACTTTTTGTTTCTTTTCGTCTATTCGCTGCCGTAAATAATCAAATAAGCCCATTGTAACCACCTCATTTCAACGCTTTTGTGAATTCGCTTCTGTATCTTCTGTACATTTCATAAGCGATAATTAGAGTGACGGCACCGTCAATTCGTTTCGACGGCTGACCGGCAATTTTCACTGCCTGTACATTTCCCAGATTATCCATTTCCATTGCGGCATTTCCCAGACACCACGCATCAATTTCATTTTCGTTATAGTTCACCAGCCGTGCTATCAAATCCGCTTCACACAGTTTCATTGCGTTGGACAGCGTCGCCTTGTTCTGGATCACTATTTCGGTATCAAATCCGTATTCGTCCATGCGTTTTAGAAACTCTTTGGAAAATTTCACATCGTAACCGCACTTATAGAGCCGCAGCCCATAGTCTTTATACAAGGCAAAAAACCAGTCTGCGACTTGTGTTAAATCAATGTCGTTTCCGTCGCAAATAGTCAAAAGCCCCTGTTTCGCCCATTCTTTATATTTTGCTCCGGCTTCTTTATCGTCAGAGTTTTCCAGCTTACTTTCTGGAATCCAATAGTGGCTGTATATGTATTTCGTTTTATCGTCTTTCCGCATCAGCAGCACTTTTGCACTGGTCATGTCTGTGGTTTCAGAGAGATCGACGGCACCCAAGCATAGAGATTTTCGGAAATCTTCCAGATCATAAACGGCGGAATATTTGTAATCCTCGACGTTGAGCCATACACGAGCATTGTTTTGCTTGAAATTAAAATCTTTCGAAAGAACAAACATTCGATCGCTTTTATTTTTCCGCCCAAGGTCAATCTGTGTTCGTAGATAATCCCATTTCTTGATGATTCCAAGTGACGGATTGCTTTTCTGCCATGTTTTTTCGTCCGACCAGATTTCCTGTTCACTGTCTTGTGTGTATAACCAAGGCAGCGTTTTTTCTGCCGCTATACCATCATCTTCACCGTTGATAATTCGCCGGCAGTCCCGCAAGATTTCGTCAAGTGCTCCGTCGTTTACAAATCCCTCCGTTGTAATGATGATTAGTTTCGGATTATCTTTCAAACTTTGGGACTGTTCGATTGATTTCAAAATGACGTTGTCTTTCATTTCGTGAACTTCGTCGATTACTGCAAAATCAATGTTCCGCCCCTCTTTGTTTCGGGTACGATCGGACAGCTTGAAAATCTTTGAGTTCGTCGCCAGAATTTTGATAAACCGTTGATTTTTTCGCGTGTCCTCTTGTTGTGGATCGATCATCAAACGCATGGTGTCAATTGCATCGTACAGAATTGATGCTTGAACATCGTCGTTACTGGAACATACCAGATCTGCACCTTCATTTCCGACAATACTTTCAGTCAATTCCAAGCCGGAGCACGTTTCACTTTTCGCATTCTTTCTGCCAATCAGGAGCACAATTTTTTGGAATCGGTCAACGTGTTTTTCTTGAGCGTAAGCATTTATGTATGTTCTATCGGCAAGTTTGAAACTATAGACAGCTTCAATAAATGCTTTTTGCCACAACATCAATTTCATTGGTTTCCCGTAAAACGGGGACTTTGTGAGCCTAATGCAGTGCTCCATGAAATCAATTCGAAGTTCCGCGTCGCTGGTGTCGTAAATGTACCGCGGATCGTCCATGTCAGCAATCAAATTATCCAGTTCCGTGATTAACTCAATACCGGCAATAATTTCACCGTTGCGAATCGCTTCACGATATTGCAATAGCCATGTACTCATGATTCTGCATTTCCCCTTAGCTGGTTCAAGTACTGTCGGAGAGGGGAAACTTCTGCGGTTTCAATCTTTCCCAAAACTCCCAGCATGATCTTGATACAGTTGTTGTATTGCTGCAATAGTTCCTTGTACTGTTTTGCCGCGTAAGTTGTTCGCTGCTGTACTGGATTCTTTGGATTCACTGCGATAAACGGGTACTTCTTCAATTCCGTCAATCTGGATTCCAGAAATACAATTTCGTCGACCAGTTGTGACGTTGCTGTTTTGGCTCCGTCGTCCAGTTCATCACAAAGTTTCTCCAACTTTTCTTTTCTGTCCATTTGCAACACCTCACAACTTTTCAAAATTCAAAAGACCTTTGAAAAATCCCGACAAAACTTTTCGGAAAATCTCAAAAATTCGCAGTCTGTGAAAATTAGGTACCCCTCTCCAATCCCCAGCCAAAAATACTTTCGTCATGAGTGGGGGGTATATCGGGCAAACCATTCCTCGATAAACGGCGAATAGTCAACATCACGCAGCTTTGCACGTTTCAAGCAAACGTCTTTCGGGGTATCGATGAAAATAATTTTGTTCGCGTTCATCGTGTCCGCCAGTCGTTCACGTTCACCTTGCAACGGATACCCGCCTATAATATAAGCGTTCTGCCACTTGCCACGCCGCACACGAATCATATCCAGCAGCGTATCCCGTAAGCCGAACACGTTGCTTTTTATCTCTGCCGGCTTATCATAGTTCCCGCATCTGCCGGCACGAATCGCATTCCATAGCCTATCTACATCAAGCACTATGTCACTGCTTTCTGCCACACTGTCCACCCACGTGGTCTTACCGGCACACGGCGAACCATACACGATATACACGCTCTGCATCAACCGCCGCTGATACCCGAACCGCTGATGTATCTCATTGTGACATTTGAAATGAACAAGAACCACGTTGTCAGGGTTCAAGCTTATCTGCACATCATCCACGTTTTCCGGTGTCAACTCCTGCACATGGTGTGCGATACAGTCGTAGGCTTTGAATATCGGCTTTCCGCAGTGTTCACATAAAAGCAAACCGTCCGCCGTGCTACGCTCCAGCCGTAAACGCTTTACAAAATCTTCCCAGCGTCGGGACTTGTAAAACGCCTGTAGTTTCGTTATCATATCGTAACTGTACCGTCGGTGCAGACAACGTGGTTTCCGTCGAAATATGTTCCAGCAGCCCAGCCCTCAGTTAGTGTGATTTTCGACCACTCTGCTTTTGTACCGGCGTAGTACAGAGTTGGTGCATTTTGTGTGATGCCCGCATGATATTTTGAACCCGTGCCATAGAAGGCATTTGTTCCAATCATGGTGACATTCTTTCCGATCTGGATCGACGTTGCATAATCGCCTTTGAACGCTTCACCGGCAATCGTCTTACAATCCACATCGAGTGTTATCGGCTCCGAGTTTGCAAAAGCTACAGCCCCAGAATTCACAAGGATAACCCCAGATGCAACACTGACATCGTTCACATTTTTCAGATTATACAGCGGGGAAATGTTGGTCTCGTTGTCATATGACTTTGTGCTTCCTGTTCCGGTGATTTCCAGATTGCCGCTTTTGTAAAGCTTCCATGCAACTGTCCTATCATCGTTGAGATAGCCGCTTTCAATCGGAATTGTATTTTCCAGCTTCGAAACACGCTCCGAAAGATCCGCAACTTGCTTTTTCAAATCATTAAGACCTGAAATGTCCTCAAAACACTTGTTTCCTTTCACTCCAAATAACGCCATTTTTTCACACCTCTTTACCAGTTATCCTTTTCGGCAATTTCTTTCCGCAGTGCCAATTCTTTTTCTTTGATTCTCAGCATCTGCGGATCGTTCGCCCAGTTTTCAGAATCGTAGTTTTTCAAGCAGAGATTCAACGCAGCTACATCTGGAACGGATTGCTTCGTGGCTTCTTCCGTGTACTCGCAGACTTTTCCGTTTTCATCTACTTTTCGATAATGCTTTTTTTCTACGTATTCAAATCCCAGTGCCTTTTTCACAAGTGCACCGCGTAGCTGCAACACAAGCGTTTCCCGACCATTTTTTAAAAACTCCGCGAATTCCTTTTTTTCCGCCTTATACTTGTTAAAAGTAGAGTACGAAACGCCCAAATTATGAGCAATCTGCTTTTCTGTCGCTCCACTCTTTAACCAGTCGGAAATGTCGGAAAATCGGGGTTTTATCGTAGTTTCATATGCACTTTTTCGCCCACGTTTTCCCATGTCCTCACGCCCTTAAAAATTTACGGAATTAACTGGTTTACACGCTTTTGAACCGCCGCAAAATCATAGCCCGCGGCAGTCAGCTTCTTTTTCCGTTCCGTACCATTGCCCCACTTGCCCGCAATCACTTCACGGGCGATTGTATCAATGGATTTTTTCGCAGTTCCTGTCTTATATCCATTCAATCCCTTTTTCTTGATGATTGAGGGATAATCGATATAAGCATAATCATGATCGACGTTTCCAGAGATACCATTTACCCGCCACGTAGAACTGTTTTGCCACATGCCGTAGTTGCCGCTGTAGTTGCACTTACCATTGTACTCTGCAACCCAAACAGCATAGCGTTTTGCAACGTCACTTGAAATCACGGTTTGCAGATAGTATCTTGACATGTATAGCCCTGCAAAATATCCTGCCTTTTCGAGTTCGCCGCAGAATGCCTTGACCAGTGCAGAGCAAAACGCAGAGCCGCGGGAAAGCTGGGTATTTTCTTCCAGATCAAAATAAATAGGGTATTCGAATTTCTTTCCCTTGATTGCCTGCAAACAAACATCTGCCTCAATCTTCGCTTCTTCCACGCTCTGTGCGTAGCTGTACCAGTAAGCACCAACGTTCAGACCAGCCGCTTTCGCGTTTTTATAGTTGGTTTCGAACTGTGGATCTTTCTGGGAAATTTCCCGACCATAGCCAGCACGGATAATTACAAAATCAATTCCCGATGCCTTGACCTTTCGAAAGTCTGTGATCGTGTTATGTCTTGATACATCAATACCTTGTACACTCATTTTGTTTCACTCCTGTTCTTTTCGGTTTGCGTTCCAAAGTAGAACGCAATGACGGTTGTAAAAATCGTTAGAAATTTGTCGCCGTCGATGCTGCCAAACCACGACAGCACACAAAATACAATGGTCAGCAAAATTGTAACGATGCTTTTTACTGTAAGCAGCCCCAGCAATTTATTTTTCATGTCTGATCTCTTCCTCAATGTCCGACAGTCTGTGTTCACAAACTTTCAGCCGGTTTTCGTCCACTTCCTGTTTCTTTTCAGCTTCATACATTCGCAGTTTCGTGTTGTTGTATTCGTTGACACGTTTTTCCAGCTGTTCAATTCTGTACGCTGTCAACTTGCTGCCACTCCAAACCGTGAGGATAGTCCCCAGCAGAGTGGCAGCGGACACAATGATAGATGTTACTATTTCCACATTCATTCGTTCATCACCTGTCAACCATTATACGCCAATCTGTACAAACAAAACAGAAATTAAATTGTGCCGCATTTGTGCCTTAGCTATGCACAAATTATGAAATAAACACAAAAAACGCCGTAGACGGCATTTCGCACATCTACGGCGTTCGTTTCTTTTTATAGTCCGAACAACTCTTTTATAAAGTCCTCTGAAAAGATTATCGGGCGTAATCTATCAATCAGCTTTGTTCGGCGTTTGCTGATAACAGATACATCTACATCGAAATATTCTGCAATCCTTTCGTGTGTCCAGCGTTCGAAATACTTTAACTCAATCAGTTCATAATACGGATCGCGTTCCACTTCTTTTAGTGCCCGTTCAATCAGATCACAAAATTTCCGCGTTTCGTCGCTGTCGCTTTTCTTCCATGCTGGATATTCGTACAAGACTTTTTCAGTCTTTTTGAAACTGTTCAACGCGTTGCTTTTCACCATGTCTTTTCGCTTCATTTCTGACACGACACTTCGGGCAGTCTTTCGTGCCGTGCTTTCAATCACGTCATTGATAGTCATGCATCTTTCCTTTCTACAAATACGCGGTACTTTTTCCCGCCAATCTTTTTGTCTGCAATCTCAAGTGAAAACTGTCGTTTGATCCTTTTGGAAAACTCAATGTTCGACATCGGACTGAAATTATTTTCCGCACAAAATAGCCCATAGCGGGAATAAATGTCGCGGGTTGATCTATGTACAACATCGTCGCGTTCCAACTCTTTGAAAAAGAGTAAGATTGGATTGTTATCTTCTTCGTATTCCGTAAGTGCCTTCTGAACGCTGGCGGATTCTGTAAAGCTGTAATTTTTTAATACACGCTTTAATCCCTGTATTCCCAGCTGCACCAAGTATTCCATTGCGGATTCTGTCCGCAGCTTGTACTTGATATAAGGATCATAATCCGGATCGTTTTTTGTGAAACGTGCATTAAATGGGATAATCACCAGACGGGAGATAACTGCACCGGACTTGTCTTTAATGCGGGGAATATTGTTTGCCGAGAAAAGAAACTTCGAGTAGTTTTTCAGATCGAACGGATTTTCCCCTTTTCTTTCCACGTTGACCGGATCGCCAGAAACGACCTTTTTAAAAATAGCTGGGTTTGAAATGAAATCGTCGCCAATATCATCGCCAATGTTTGCAAGCTTTCCGAAAAGTTCCGCGGCTTTGAACCGCTGCCCCAACTCTCCCAAATCCAAATTTGTGACGTTGTGACTTCCCAAAAGATCACTGATCAAGGACAAATATGTACTTTTACCATTTTGCTTTTCGCCGGTTAAGATAAACGCTTTTCGCAACTCGTTCCGACGGTAAAAGCAGTATCCAACAGCTTCACATAAAAGCTGCCGAATTTGTGAATCATGACACGCCAGCCGATCAAGCATTTTGTCAACGTCGGAATTATATGCGACTGGGTTAAAATTCCAATCGATTTTGTTTAAGATAATCAAGCTAGGATCAAACGGTTGTAATTTTCCCGTGTTGATATTGTACACGCCGTTTCGAAACGCGATATATTCCGCACCGCACATTTCTTCCTCTTTGTCGCAAAGTAGTTCCAGATATGCCAGCACTTCGGAGCGTTTTGCTTTGTTTAGTGCCGGAATGTGCTTAATCATTTTCGCTTCAATCGTCGAGTATCCGCCTTTATATACACCATCGTCGTACATATGCAATTGGTTGTCAATGCGGATAATATGGTACTCCGATTTCATAAACTGGGCAAACTTTTCAAAAAGAAACTTGTTCCCGTTGTAGAAGGTTTCTTTCAGAAAAGCTTCGTCACGTGATAGCGTCATGAGTTCATATTCACTTAACGGTTCTTTCAAAATATAGTTGTTTATGATATGGAGCGTTTCTCGTACTTCTTCTTTCGAAAATCCCGCAGACTGTAATGTCAAAATATAGTTGAACAAAGATTGATTCCGCCCGTCGCCTTGAATCATATCTTCAAACTTGATTTTGGATTTTACCGGAAACAGCCACGCGGGGATTTCTTGATACTGTTCATTTTCCAGAATATCATAAATTATTTCACGTTCGCGACCGTCCTTTTTTAAAATGGCGTAGCTGTTAGCCTTACCAGTTTTCACATCAGCTGTTAAACCACATGCCAAATGTGCACCTGTCGCACACTTTTGAATTTTCGAGTTTTTGAAAAAGAAGTGCTTGCCGCGTTCCGTTTTAGAAACACGGCAGAGGATTTCTTCCTTTTCAACGATCTTCATTAAAATTTCTGATTGCTCGAAATCGTCAACGTCAATCATGATTGCATCATCACTCAGAACACCGCCGTAGCTGTCACACTCCTGCACTTCGTCAAGAGTTCGCAACGGGACATTTTTAAATTTTTCTGTTGCAGATTTTCCATTGGTTTTTACATAACCACGAAAAAACATATCTCAATCACTCCAAACCAATTGCAATTTTTAGACAGCTGTCAATATGTCGCATGATCTCCGGCGGAAAATGTTCCGCTGCTTCCCAATCCGGTTTCACTTCCACACACGTGATTTCTTCACACTGCACAGCAGACGGATAAATTTTTCCATAGCAAACAACGCAGTGTGTTGGCAGCTGCTTATTGATTTTAGATGTCAGCGGTACTACAATAGTCCGCCCAGAGTAGTAGTTACCAGTATCATTTTGTACTACCAAGTACGGTCTGCACTTATTTCCCATATCGGCAAAAAATACATCACCGCGTTTCAATTGTGACATCTTCACACCTCCGTTATTCGTCAAAGGACATCTTCAATTCTTCTTCCAGCCGCTCATTATCTGCGTAGAGAAGCGGAATTGCAATCAGAGCAAAAACAAGCAACATGATTTTAAGCATTCAAAAACACCCCCATATATGGTAGGCTCTCGACCCATCCACAAAAATCGCGCCATTCGTCCAACTTGTGATTTTTGCGGGCGTGGTACATGTTCCGCAGCACCTCATAATTTAGCATGAGTGTTCGCCGCTGATTATATGACGAGGGCAACAGCTGAATCATCTGCCACCAATATTTCTTGTCTTTGGTTTGCAAGTACAGATTACGTGCAGCATTTAACGCAGCAAGCGTATACTCAAAATCTTTCAAAAATGCTGTGCCTTTGTCCTCTCCATTATACAAATGCTCGTGGGAAAAATCATCAAGCGTAAATTCTTTTTTTGGAAGCGTGTGCATCGTAGAACAGCTATTCGAAACAGTTCCAACCTTGTAAGTGTCCGCCTCTTTCCACCAGTAAAGTGGGGCGGTAATGTCACATGTAACCGTGATAAACCGCATAAATTTCCGGTGATCCGTTCCGGCTTTCACAAGCTGTTTCATTAATGTAAGATCATTTTCGCCGGCAACAAATTCATCTTCCGTGAAAAAATCGCAGCCTTTTTCCGCAAGACATTCTTCACAGGACGTATTATAGCATGCAGCACTGTCGGACTTGTCCCAGCTATTCCGTGGATTTCTCATTCCGCGAATAGCGGCTTCCCAACCATAGACAGATACATTTTCAATCTTTATCACAGAATCACACCTCCCAGCAGAAAACCGGCGACGAAACACCATAAACCGACAAACATATAGCCGATAACATTCATCAAATATCACCTTTCTTTCTATGTTTCGAACGTTCTTCATCAAAACCGTCTGGATACCGATCACGCAATTTCTTAACATTCATTTGCAGAATTACGTTTAGATCATATCCAATCGCTTCGGCTGTTACTGCCAGATACCAAGCTACATCTCCCAGTTCTTTGGCAAGGTGCTCTTTATCGAGTTCGTGTTCCTGAAACAAATACTTCTTAACCAGATCAACACATTCGCCAGATTCACCACACAAGCCCATAACACCATTTTGCAGCAAATCGCCGTGCATTCCGTTTGCGGTTCGCATTGCTTCTGTCTGATAAATGCTGCCAGTGCACGCCATACGTCTGCCAGAACAACTGAGGCACTGCGGGGCAGTACCCTTACACAATTCAAAAATACAATGATAACACTTACGCATATCACTTCACCTCACTTTTCACAATCGGCATGATTACAGCACACAACTTTCCGCCCTCAGTAGCAACGACCGCCGCCTTTTCATACGGCTGATAAAATTTAACCTCTGTGTTCATATCGAAATACTTCAAAAATTTTTCGTCGATCAGCGTTTCCCACTTTCCAGAAACAGATTCCAGTACACGACACAGTTTTTTTCCGCGTTGTTCGAAAGCATCCGTGTTCCGCATTTCATGAGATTCCCAGTCACGCGGAATACTACCCATAAATGTTCCCTTCGGTTCAGCGTTGAAAATGAACTTTTCGCGTGGAACGAACATTGCAAAATAGCCGTCGCTGGAAATCACAATGGAATCTTCGTATTCCCAGAACATGACTTTCTTTTCTTTCAGCAAGGCTTTCGCCGTTTCAATCATGTACTTTTCAAACTTCATCTTTCTTTTCCTCCAACTCTATGAATTTGTTCAGATACCAAGCGGCTTTTTTCACGTCCTCAACGCCGTTCTTCTTATCATGCCGCCACAAGTACTTAAAAGCATTGCAGATGCAGAAATTTTTTACCGCTTCAACGCCCTGTGTTTCTACCATTGCGTCAATACATTCGATTGATCCACCTGTATAGTGTGCGGGGTGCTGCACGTTGTCCTCAGTCGTACACTCGTTCCTAACAGTTTCATAAAGTTCTACCGAATCCACATCATTTGGTCTAAAAATCATTTTATTCACCTCCCCATTGTTCCGCCATTGCTTTTGCAATCCCAGAAAAAGTCTTACTTCTGTTTTTGGCTCTGTCTTTTGTAAAAAGCCCTTTGTGCTTACCATCGTGCTTATGGCTGTAGCTGCCAGATGGGCACCATGTTCCTACAGGCTCCACGATGTCCGTCGGCTGTAACGGCGGCAGATTTTTAAGCCACAGACACGTCCGCTTGCTATATGGGTGTCCATACTCATATGGCTGTATTGTCTGCGTGTACTTAGGCAACTCATACACGCGGCTTGGGACTGGGTTTTCAACGCAAATTTTGGGGCAGTCGGCATTCAAAAATTTCAGAAAAAATTTTTTTGCATCAAGTCCCTTTTCGTACCTCTCTTGATTGAGTACATGACCTTTCCAAAGGTGACGTGCTCCGGCGTTGCTGAGATATGTGCAGGGCGGGTGTGCAATCAGCAAATCCCATTTATCTATAAAATGTACTTTGCCGTCCAACGTCATAATATTTATATCATGCTCCAGCATTCGCAGTGCGTCCTCTACTACGTGCCACTCTGGGTGACCACCCGAGCATTTTTGTATATCACAGCTGTATGCTTCGTGACCAAGCCGCCGAAATTCCGCACAAACACGTTGAGATTCCTCGCACGCCACTAAAACTTTCATTTTATTCACAACCTTTCAATTTGTTCAATTTTTTCTGTGCGTATTCCAGAGTATCACACAGCGTTCCAAGCTGTTCGCTTATGCCGTCAAGCTGCATCTGTGCTTCATTCAGATCTGATTCAACATCATAACCAAGTAGGCTATTTGGTGTAGCATTCAATTCTGTACACATTTTCAGCATCGTTGACAGTTTCGGTAAACAGTGCCCCGATTCATACAGATAGAGCATATTTTTCGTGATTCCGATCCGTTCCGCAAGTGCTTCTGCGGACAGTCCGCTTGCATACCGCAGCATTCGCAGATTTTTACCAAATTCCATTTACTTCACCTCCACCCCATAATCTTCCAGACGCTTTTTTGCAAGGTTTATGTACCATTGACGATCCAGCTTGTCCGGCACACTCACACCCACGACGGATTCATTGAAAATGAAACAATGATCTGGGGTATTGGCAAATTTTTCAATCGTCGCTCCCTCACGTTTTTGTTTTCCAATGAATCCATCGCGTTTCGATTTTGATGCAAAAATTCGAAATGTTTTATCTTGCAGCCGTTCGCCATTATGCCATGCACACAAATACTTACTGCTGACTTTTACGACCTTTTGAAAAAGGTTCAGATCATCACAGCCGTTAATTGTTTCTTCCACTGGAACACCGTTCATCATGTATTCAACAAGTGCCGTATTGACAATTGTTAAATCATTTTTTAACGGACTGTATTCTTGCACATAGGAACCTTTTCTTTCGATCTTCCCATTGTCAAACCGGAAAACGTAATTATTAACGTCTTTCTGAAAAATTTCCGTGATAACGTCGAAACCTAGCCCCATTCCTGTACGCTGTTCCCACTCATAACAAACATCGTCAGTCTGATAAAATGCTTCGTCTGTGTCTGGAATTTTAATAATCAAACCGTCCGTGTTGGACTGTATCAATTCAAATCCCTCGACAGCTTCCAGCTTTTCAATCAGATCGACCAAAAGCAGCTGTCCGTTGATGCAAATATTATTCGCCTGTTTCGGATCGTAAGCGGGGGAATTCCGGTCTTTACTGATTCCATATGTACCGTTTAGAACGATTTTATAAGGTGCCTGTTCTTTTTCTTTACCGGCTTTTTTTAACGCTACCCGCGTGTCATAAATCTCTTTGAATTTTTCCGGAGTTTGGCTATTACGTGTCAAAAATCCGTACTTTATCATAAGTGACGGATAATAGCTTGTAACGTCCACATGTAAGTATAAGCCTTTACCGTGATACTTCGGGCGGGCACCGTGTGCCCCACCCCACGCAAAAACATGCGGTACACCGGCAATTTCGATTTCCAAACGGGAGCCATATTCTTTCCGTTTCAGCTGTTCTTCGAACCACAATTTCACACACGCATATTTTTCTAGTCGCAGTGTTGGAACAAAATCAATTTCAAATTCATCGTGATGTTCAATTCTTCGACAGTTCAAAATTTTAGCAGAAAGCTGGACTTGTGTCTTGTTGATATACCACAGCGGCAAGCCGAACGTCGTTATCAACGCCACATGTGCATCAAAATCACTTTTGCGATGTATAAAAACTTCGATCAGCTGTTCAACATCATGAGTGCAATACTTCACCGTTTCGGCAATTTCCGCATCTGTCAATTTTCGATCAATATCGAACGGAACAGAGGTTTCCCGAATATCATTTCCCATATACGATTCCAGCGTTTTTAAGCCGCCGTCATTGATTTTTGCAACGTCATAGTTATAGAGTGGAATTTTCTGGAACACGTCGGAAAACGTCCAGCCCGCACATTTATCAACAATAATATAATCGTTAATATTTTTTGGATCAAATCCGCACAGCAGACCTTTGAAAATGTACTGGTCATAATGCCGCGAATTGTATCCGGAAAAAATCTCGTATTTGTGGACACTGTAGAACGCTTCCAGTTCCATTTCGTCATTTATAATGACCGTTTTTTCTCCACTGTACGGATTGATGAAAACAACCAACCAATCATACTTAAAAACTTCAAAGTCAAAAAAGTT